TACCGAACTGCCGGGGAAGCAGGAGAAAGGAGACATGAGAATGTCAGAATTTAAACCAATCGAAACACAAGAAGAACTCGACCACATCATTAAAGAACGTATCAGACGTGAGCGTGAAAAATTTAGTGATTATGAAGATTTAAAAGCTCGTGTTTCAGAACTAGAAACGGAAAACAACGGATTGAAGACAACCATTGGTGATTTCAATCAATCAAAGGAAGACACTGAAAAGATGATTGCTGATCTACAAGCACAGGTAACTGGTTTTGAATCAAGTGCTTTACGTACGAGAATTGCTTTACAGAATGGCTTGCCTTTTGATTTTGCTGACCGTTTACAAGGAACTGATGAAGAAAGTCTAAATGCAGATGCAGAGCGTTTAGCTGGCTTTATCAGAACAAGTGCACCAGTTGCACCAATGAAAAATCTCGAACCAGAAGTTGGAGATACCAAATATTTACAGATGAAGCAAATGCTTCAAGGATTAACTAATTAAAAGGAGAATAATAAAAATGGCAGATAATTCACTTAAACAATCAACACTTTTCAAACCCGAACTCGTAAGAGAACTTATTTCAAAAGTACAAGGGCGCTCTGTTCTTGCTAAACTTTCAAACCAAACACCAATTCCATTTAATGGAGTAGAACAATTCATCTTCAACCTAGAAGGTAATGCACAAATCGTAGGTGAAGGCGAACAAAAAGGAGCTGGAAAAGCAGTTCTTACATCTAAGGTAATTAAACCTCTTAAATTCGTCTATCAAGCACGTATTACTGATGAATTTAAGTATGCTTCAGAAGCTAAACAAATTGAATACCTTTCACAATTCGCAGATGGATTCGCTAAGAAAATTGCAGAAGCCTTTGACATTGCAGCTATCCACGGGCTTGAACCAAAAGGTCTTACAAATGCTTCATTTAAGGAAACTAACTCATTTGATGGTGTGGTCACTGGAAGTGTAGTTACTTATGCAGAAGATAAGGTTGAAGAAAACATTGAAACAGCTGTTCAAACAATCGTAGCTAAAGGTGGAGAAGTTACAGGACTTGCCCTTTCACCAGCAGCAGGACAAGCACTTGCTAAGATTAAAGTAAATGGTGTAGCACAATATCCAGAGTTCCGTTTTGGTCAAAACCCAGATTCATTCTACGGTATGAAATCAGATATCAATAAAACTCTTACCACAGTAGGTAGCGATGGAGAAACTGACCACGCTATCGTGGGTGACTTCCAAAATCGCTTCAAATGGGGATATGCTGAAAACATTCCTATGGAAATTATCGAATACGGGGATCCAGACGGTGCAGGTCGTGACTTGAAAGCTTACAATGAAATCTTACTACGTGCTGAAGCGTTCATTGGTTGGGGTATCCTTGATGCCGATGCCTTTGCTCGTGTGAAAGCGTAGGTATTGGATGGCATTATACCAAGATAAAAAGACAGGTGTAATCATCTCAACCGAATGCGAAGTTTCAGGAGATTGGGAACTTGTCGTAGAAAAGAAAAAAGCTAAAGCTAAAGAGGAATAAGAATGAAGAACTTTGCAACAGTCGAAGAATTGGAAGTCTTGTGGCGAACGTTAAAATTCGATGAACGTAAACGAGCTGAAGCACTGTTGGAAGTTGTATCAAATAACCTACGTGTCGAAGCTAGAAAAATTGGCAAAGATTTAGACATTTTAGTTTCTGAAGATTCATCTTATGCCAGTGTTGTAAAATCTGTTACAGTCGATGTTGTCGCTCGTACTTTAATGACTTCTACTAATCAGGAGCCGATGACTCAATTCACTGAAAGCGCATTAGGCTATTCAGTAAGTGGGTCTTATCTAGTCCCTGGAGGTGGTCTATTTATTAAAGACTCAGAATTAAAGCGTCTCGGTCTTAAAAAACAAAGATATGGGGTGATTGATATTTATGGGACGGATTAAAGGAATTACAATAACATTATTGGATACAATTGAAGATGGAAAGGATGACTTTGGTCATCCTATCTATCGTGAAACTGAAATCCAAGTGGAAAATGTACTAGTAGCACCATCATCAACAGATGATGTGACCACACAAGTGAACTTAACAGGAAAAAAAGCTGAATATACTTTAGGCATTCCAAAAGGAGACCAGCACGACTGGAAAGAAAAAACAGTTATATTCTTTGGTCGTAAATGGCGTACAATTGGTATTCCTTTAGAGGGTATCGAAGCTATGATACCACTTGATTGGAATAAGAAAGTGATGGTTGAAACTTATGAGTAAGATGAAATTCACTTTAAATCCATCGGGTGTTTCAGCGCTTTTACGTTCTGGAGAAATACAGGGTCTATTAACAGAAAAAGGTCAAGCAGTGGCAGAACGTGCAGGAGATGGTTTTGAATTAAAAGTATCCCCTGGTCAAAAACGTGCTAATGCTACGATAAGTACAACCGACATAAAAAGCATGAAGAAGAATGCTAAACATAATATTTTACTAAAGGCACTAAAATGATTGAACTTGTCATAAAGAAATTTTTAGACGTGAACTTAAATGTTCCGTCTTTTTTTGAGCATAAAAAAGATATGCCAGAAAGTTTTGTAATCATTGAAAAGACTGGTAGCGGTGGTAGTGACTACACACACTCTGCCACATTCGCTTTTCAAAGTTATGCGCCATCACTTCAAAAGGCTGCAGAGCTGAATGAAATTGTCAAAAAGACAATTGAAAAGCTTGTAACGGTCAATGAAGTGAGTGGAGTACATCATAACAGTGATTACAACTTCACGGATACAGAAACAAAAAAATATCGTTATCAAGCAGTGTACGATATTAATTATTTTTAACAGGAGGAACTCATGGGTTCAGAAACAGAAGGAAGAGGAGAAAAAACAAATGGTTACAACAGCAGCAACATCAGCAAACGTAACAGCAGCAAAACCGAATATTAGTGGAGCAGTATCAAGTGCACCACTTAAAACAGCATTACCACAAGATGCTAAGACTGCACTTAATGAAGCTTTTAAGACTTTGGGGTACATCTCTGAAGATGGATTGACAAATGAAAACTCTCCAGAAAGCGAAGAAGTCAAAGCATGGGGTGGTCAAACAGTACTATCATCACAAACTGATAAGAAAGATACATTCAAATTTAAGTTGATTGAAAGTTTGAATGTTGAAGTCTTGAAAGAAGTTTATGGTGTAGACAATGTAACAGGAACACTTGCAACAGGTATCACAGTTAAGGCAAATGCAAATGAATTGCCAGAGCATAGCCTTGTAATTGATATGATGTTGAAGAATGGATCAGTTAAACGTATTGTTATCCCTCGTGGTAAAGTGAGCGAGATTGGAGAAATCGGATATAAAGACGGTGAACCAATTGGTTATGAATTGACAATCACAGCATTGCCAGATGAACAAGGTAACACTCACTACGAATACATGCAAGGAGCATAATATATGTCGAAAACAATTAAAGGGAAAACTCCATCAGGATTTAAGTTTGAAATTTCAGAACGTAGGTTGAATAACTACGAACTTCTGGAATTAATTGGTGAAGTTGATGAAGGGAATGGACAAGCCTTTCCTAAAGTCTTAAAACTTCTTTTCGGAGAAGAACAAGCCAAAGCATTTAAAGATCATCTGCGTGAAGAAGATGGTATCATCCCAAATGAAAAAATTGCAGACGAATTGAAAGCAGTTTTTGAAACTGTTCAAGAAGTAAAAAAATCCTAATCCTTGCGCAGATGATAAAGCTAGATGAAGATGCTCTAATCTGTGATTTAGCTGAAACTTATAATATATACGATTATAAGCAGCTACCTCTATCAAAGGTAGCTGTTTTTTCGTATGGTCTAAGAGATGATTCAAGAATTAAGAAATTAATGTCTGACCAAATAGTTTCACTAGACACCTTGTTATTGTCCTTGATGGTTGACAAGTTATCACTTTCCCTCTGGTTGCAAACCAAAGATGGTCAGAAAGGTATCAATCAACCAAAATCAATAGCAAGTCAATTCATCCATAAGGAAGAAAAAGAAGAAGATAGAGACTATCTAGTTTTCCAATCTGGCGAGGAATTTGAAAGATGTTACAAAGAACGTTTAGCCAGTTTAGGAGGTGATGACTAATGGCGACAGAATTAGGAAAAGCATATGTGCAAATCATCCCTTCAGCTAGAGGCATCACTGGGATGATTCAGAAAGAAATGGGTGGAGAGGTAGCCTCGGCTGGAGTAAGCTCTGGGAAATCTCTCGGCTCAAATTTAATCGGTGCCCTAAAAGGCGCTATTGCAGCTGCAGGAATTGGTAAAGCAATTGGAGCAGCGTTAAGTGAAGGTGCAGCACTCCAACAATCTCTTGGAGGAATTGACACCTTATTTAAAGCATCGGCAGAAAAAGTAAAGGGTTTTGCTAATGAGGCATACAAAACCACTGGACTTTCAGCAAATGCTTATATGGAGAATGTGACAGGCTTTTCAGCAAGTTTATTACAATCATTAGGTGGAGATACTGATAAAGCAGCAGATATCGCCAATATGGCCATGATTGATATGTCTGATAATGCTAACAAAATGGGTACATCTATGGATAGCATTCAGGTTGCTTATCAAGGATTTGCTAAACAAAACTATACTATGTTAGATAACCTCAAACTTGGTTATGGTGGTACAAAACAAGAAATGCAACGCTTGTTGGCAGATGCGGAAAAGCTGACTGGTGTTAAGTATGACATTAACAACTTGTCAGATGTTTATCAAGCAATCCACGCTATCCAAGAGAATTTGGATATTACAGGAACAACAGCAAAAGAAGCAGCATCTACTTTCACAGGTTCATTCCAAGCAATGAAAGCAGCTGCACAGAATGTACTCGGAAAGTTAGCTTTGGGAGAGGATATCCAACCAGCTCTTGATGCTTTACTGGAATCAACAAAAACTTTCCTTGTAAATAACCTAGCTCCAATGATCGGAAATATCTTAAAACAACTTCCTAAACTACTTTTAGGGACATTAAAAGGTGTATTTACAAGTATGTTTGGAGAGGGTATTGGAAGTGCTCTAACAGGAATATTAACAACACTGGCAGGTGCATTTGCAGGTTTTAAAGTATTTTCAGTAGTATCTGGACTACTGTCTGGACTACCAGGTATTATTACAACAGTTAAAACTGCGGTAACGGGCTTCTTTGCACTTCTTAGCGCCAATCCAATAGGCATTGTAATTACTGCTATTGGTGCTTTAGTTGCAGGTCTAGTATATTTCTTCACTCAAACAGAAACAGGTAAACAGATTTGGCAAGATTTTATGTCTTGGCTATCATCAGCATGGAATGAATTGCTACCAGTTCTTATTGAAGTATGGAACAATATAGTTTCAGCTGCAACAACTGCATGGAATGCTTTAGTTGAGTTTGTAACCCCAATTGTTCAAGAAGTAGCTTCAGTTATCCAAACTATTTGGAATGGTATTTCAACATGGTGGTCTGAAAATCAAGGGTTGATTCAACAAACTTTTGAAACTGTATGGAACACTATCCAGACGGTAATTCAAACTGTTATGCCTATCATCCAATCCATTATTGAAACAGCAATGAATATCCTTGCTCCTTTTATCGAGACAACATGGAACAATATTTGTACAGTTGTTACGACTGTTTGGGAATTGATTAAGATAGCTATTCAGACAGCTATGGACGTTATTGGTGGCATTATAAAAGCCGTGATGCAAGTTATTAATGGTGACTGGAGCGGAGCTTGGGAAACTATAAAAGGTGTTGGAGAATCAATCTGGAATGGATTGTCCGCTGCAGGCCAAGCTATCTTTGATGGATTTGCTCAGATATTATCTAATATTTGGGAAACTATTAAAAGTGTTGCAAGTTCTGCGTGGGAATCTTTAAAATCTAGTGTGTTAAGTATTATTGACAATCTTGTCTCAGGAGCACAATCATCGTGGGATAGCATGTCAAATGCTGTATCTAGTCTTGTAAGTAATGTGACGGGATTCTTTGACCAATTGTGGAACATTGACTTATTCGGAGCAGGTCAAGCAATCTTACAAGGTTTCTTGAACGGTTTGCGGTCTATGTGGTCTTCTGTAACTAATTTTGTAGGTGGGATTGCAAGCTGGATTCGTAACCACAAAGGTCCGATTGAGTATGACCGTAAGTTGCTTATCCCCGCTGGTAATGCAATCATGCAAGGTTTAGATAGTGGGTTGAGAGACCGATTCAAAGATGTCAAGAAAACAGTCAATGGTGTTGCTGGAGAAATCACTGATGTCTTTTCAGGGGATAATTTAGACCTTGATACATCATCTGCAGTTACAAGAAACTTACAAACAACTTTAGATGTATCATCAGCACAATTAGAAACACGAGAAAGTGCAATGGCTTCTGAGATTGCTAACCTAAGAACAAGTATGGAAAATATCCTTACTGCTATTCTTGAAAAACCAACAGATACTTATCTGGACGGTGAGAAGATTTCATGGAATAGCTATCAAAGACAAGGCGCATTCTTTGCAAGGGAGGGAATTTGATGGATTATATGATTATTAATGATTTTAATACATCTACCCTCTCTGGATGTGTTGTAACAGATTTTGGTGATGTGGAAGTTGCAAAACCAAAAGGAGATGTAACTAAGCTTTATGGTGTGAATGGTAACTATCGTGTATTAGATGGTTCATATGAAAGCTACGAGCGTACATTTAAGTTTTATATTTCTAAACAAGTGGATATATCCACTGTGGTGCAGAAATTTCAACCAGATAATAATGTTATGGAATTTAGTTATCAATTAGGTTCTGTCTTTTACGCTAACTTCTTATCAGCTAGTTATAAACCAAGTGGACATCACGGTTGGGAACTATCCATTAAGTTAGATATGCAACCGTTCAGATATCCGAAGAATGTCGCACCAGTCGTATTAACAAGCGCTGGAACGATTGAAAATATCGGTACGGTCTATTCAGAGCCTATCATTGAGATTGAAGGAAATGGAGATGTGTCGCTTACTATTGGCAGAAAAACCATGCATTTGACTATAAATACTAAAGTTACAATCGATTGTAGACAGGGCAAACAGAACATCTACAATGCTACTGGTGCAATTCAGAACACTCTCAGAAAACGAGGTGGATTCTTTGAAATCCCTGTTGGTCTTAACGGTGTGACCTATACAGGCGATGTACGTAAGGTGACTATTCGTCCGAATTGGAGGTATCTAGTATGATTTATTTAACAGAAGGGAATATCCCTCTTAATGCAGCATACGATGATAACATCACACAGGAAGCAAATAGCACCTACCAATTAACCTTTAAATTTCCTACAAATAACATCCTATGGCAAAGACTTAGAGAAGAAGCATTCTTGATTGCTGATGATTTACACGGTGAGCAAGACTTTGTAATTTTTGAAGTCGAGAAAAAGCATGGATATATTCAAGTTTATGCCAATCAAGTCATGACCTTGTTAAACCACTATGTTGTTAATCCAATCAATCTTGATAGAACGACTGGTTCAACTGCATTAAGTCAATTCGCTGGAAGTATCACTCGTGAGAATCCTTTCTCGTTTTTTTCGGATATCGAAGATAGGCACACCTTAAATACTGATACTAAAAACGCTATGGAAGTCTTGAGCAAAGATAAACACTCCATTCTTGGTCAATGGGGTGGTGATTTAGTCAGACATGGTTATCAAGTACGGTTGTTAAAAAATGGCGGTTCAGAAAATGAATCGCTTTTTATGTATAAGAAAAACTTGTCTAGCTATGAGCATAAGACATCAACTAAGTCTTTAAAAACTCGCATCACGTTCATAACAACCGTCCGTGGTGAAGGAGAAAATCCAGTAGATAAACACTACAAGGTTGTAGTGGATAGTCCACTGATTAACAAATACAGTCAGATTTATGAAGATGTTGTAGAAGTCAACGACCAAGATGTCAAGGATGAAGCAAGCCTTAGAGAATATGGTAAGCAGTATTTCAGAACAACCTTGTGCGATATGCTCGAAGATAGCATCGAGATTGATGTTATCGGTCACAGTGATGTACCTGTGCAGATGTTTGATGTCGTGGGAGTTTATCATGAATTTTATGGACTAGATGTTCGAAAGAAAATTACTAAATACACCTACTCACCAATGGCTAAGAAATTGAAGTCTATCGGTTTTGGTCAGTTTCAATCAGGTCTAGCAAGTGCAATTGGTAATGTAGTTAGTGATGCCTTTAAAAGTGAAAATCAGCATTTTCAAAGCAACTTTGAACGACAACTAGCAAGAGAGCTTAAAAACGCTGACCTTGCTTTTGACCGAAAAAAAGAAGAGTTGACTAATCAATTTACGGATGAAGTGAACGCCATCAAAGCTAAATCAGAAGAAAACAAGCGTGCTCTATCTGATGAAATCAACAGAAAGTTTCACGATTTCAGCCCAGAAGGATTTGAAGAAGCTAAAACAAAGGCAGAAGAAGCACTGAGAAAAGTTGGGGCAAATGCTGACCTTGTTTTAGAAGCGAAAAAAATAGCTGCTGAAAATGCCAGGGATTTGAACGCATTTAAAACTTCTACACAGAAAGAACGTGAGAAGTTATCAGATGAGCTGAAGCGTTATTCACGAGAAGAAGCTGAGAATAAACTGACAGAAATCAGGGAAGTTCTGGCTAGTGACTACGTTTCGAAAAGAACCTATGTAGAAGATGCGGAAGGGACACGTCAACGACTTGAAGCTATCACGCTAGATAATAAGTCTAAGTTAGCAGAGTATAAACAAACAGTTGACGGTCAATTCACAAATCTATCTAGTCAAATTGCTGGCAAGGCCAATCAAACAGATTTTCAAAAGGTTAAGGAAACGAGCCAACTTTATGAGCGTATTTTGGGTGGTGCTGAAAGCGACGTGTCAAACAACGTTTCCCGCATGGTCATGAGCAATCAAGTATTCCAGACAGAAGTCGGAAAGTACGTCACAGATGACAACAATCTGATTGTTAATTCAATGACTATGGAAACCAATACGCTTGTCGGTAATAAAAATCCAAAAGCGAGCGTATCTGTCGCAGATGGCATTTTCACAATCAAGGCACAAGGACTTACTGGGTATAACTGGTCAGGGTTTAGTCTTCCTATTTATGTCAAAAAAATATATAAAGATGAAACTTACACACTCGGGTTTAAGTATCGTATTAGAGAGTATCCAGATGTGTCTTTTGCTTTTAACGTCAAAAACCACGGTCTAAATAAAACTCTTACATGGGCTAATATTGGTGAGAATAGACCACCGCTTGACGAATGGCAAGAGTTCCAGAAGACTTTCACAGTTCAAGAAGATTTTGCTTTCGGAGAAGATTACAACTATCCATTTTATATCTTTTTAGCTAAAAATGGCTGGGTTGAGTTTAAAGAGCCTATACTGGTTCGTGGTTCAAAGACTGGACCGTACAAACCAAGTCAATTTGACGATGCTTATAAAAAATCAAACGAGGCTAAAGACTTAGCAGAAAACGCTCAAACAAAAGCGATTGAAGTTGCTGAAAAGGCTGAAGAAGCAAAAAGGACAGCGGAAGCAACACGGACACAAGTCACACAGCTTGCTGGATCATACGCTATCCAAAATTTGAACAATGCTGGAGACATAATCAACGGTATCAATTTAGGAGCAAATGGTAATAACCGTATTATTGGGAAGGCTACCCACATTACTGGAGACACGCTGATTGATAATGCGGTCATTAAATCGGCCATGATTGATAAACTCAAGACTGCCAATTTTGAAGCTGGTTCAGTTACTACTACGATATTAGGAGCTGAAGCGGTCACAGCTGAGAAGGTTAAGTTTGATACAGCGTTCATTCAGAGGTTAGTATCACAACAAGCATTTATTGATGAGTTGTTTGCGAAACAAGCGACGATTACTAGAATTCAGTCAATTGATTTTACAGCTAACCACATTAAGGGTGGGGTGTTATCAGGCTTGAACGGGAACGCAACCTTTGACTTGAATAAAGGACAAATTCGAATGCAGAGTAGCCCAACAAGTTGGAAGACAACATGGGACCCTAATGGGATAGCGTTCAGAGGTCCAGGGAATGACGTTTGGGGAGCGATGGGTGGTGACTCTGGTGGTGGTGTCGGTATCTATATGCGTGGAGACCATGCGTTTAGCGTAGTGGTAGGTCACTCAGACACTGGGAATTCAAAAAATTATTACACACCATTTTTAGTTAGATATGGACATGGGACGTGGCTTCAATTTTCTCCAGGAGGGCCAAATTACAATTTATTATTGTTATTTAATGATATTTATAGAAATATCGAACAGTTACATAATGTAAAAGAAACTAAAGTGGGTTATAGATGGACGACAATCGGACCGTTAAAATAAAATGAGGTAAACAATGAACATACAAGAAAAAGTTATCAACAATCTAGGTATTCAACTAGCCAATAAAACTATTTCAGAGTCTTTCAGCCTTGCTGAACGTGACGAAGCACAGGAACAATTTAAGCAAGTTCACGAACAACTTGAAAAAATCAACAAAGTCTTGCAGTCAAATGAAGAGCTGAAGGCTCTTTTCGACAAAGTAGCAGAAGAATTAGATAAACCACAGGAGGAACAATAATTTATGACATTTAAAGTAGTAAACAAATATCTTCAAGAAAATAATCGTACATTCGTAGCAATTCGACAAGAAGCACCATATACAGCTTTTGACCGTGTATTGATTGGTGACCGTGTGAACGAAACGGATGAAGTTCTTATTCAAGCTGTACTCGGTCAAGTAGCTACTGAGCTGAACCCAGCCGATGGCGTGAAGAAACTTCAAGAAGACTTGCAAACGCAAGCGCAAGAATACGAAGCTAAACTTGAGCAGAAAGATGCTAAAATTGCGGAAGTAAAAGCAGTTGCAGATTGGGCGGTATTGGCTCGTGTTACTGACACAGATAACCCGCTTAATCCAACAGTATTCAAGCGTGGTCTTGAATTGGTTGATCTCGGTAAAACTGGTAAGACTTACCAATCACAAGAAATTTTCACTCTTGAAAATCCTAATCACGTTGAAAAATATCAAGAAGGTAAGCGTGTCATGGTTCAAGTAAACGAAGCGTTCACTTATCAAGGACAGACGCTTGAAGAACTCGCAAGCCTTGAACAAAACGGTAAGCTTGGTATCTGGAAGTGGACAGAACCTAAACCATCTAGCGATCTAGAAACTAAACCTATTCAATAGGAGGTGTTTATGCAAGACTTAGCATTTCACGAACTAATAGAACATCTTAAAAATCTATCATACAGCCCGTATATTCACTTCTTTTTTTGGTTGATGGTTTTAGATATTGTTACTGGATACATCAAGGCATTTAAGACTAAGCGTTTTGATAGCAAAATTGGAACAATGGGATTGATTCGACATTTCATTGTTTTCGCAGTCATCCTACTTGTAGCTATGTACGCACGTTCACTTGGTTTCCGTAGTTTTGGGATTGCTTGGACTATGTTTTTTGCTTTCAATTATCTGTTTTCAGTGATTGAAAATTGGGAAATGATAGGACTAGCGTTTCCAGAGTTTCTAAAACCGTATATCAATCAAATCAAGAAAGATAATGCTCGTAAGATAGGTCAGTTGCTGGTCAACATTGACCAAAAAGACAAAATTGAAGTTGAAGTGAAGGAGAAAGAAAATGAACAAAATTAACTGGAAACTACGTTTACAAAATAAAGTTACGCTTATCGCTCTTTTGGGAGCGGTATTTCTTATGGCTCAACAATTCGGACTTGAAGTTCCAAAAAACATTCAAGACGGTGTGAACACATTTGTTTACATTCTTGTATTGCTCGGGGTGGTTACTGATCCAACGACTGCTGGTATCACAGATAGTGACAGAGCGCTTGAATATCACGAACCAAGTGAAGACTAACAGGTTTGAGAACCCTTTGTGGTTCTCTTTCTTTTTGAAAGAAAGGAGGTAGCACTTGAAGAAGGTTATTGAAAGAAAATTAACCGTTCTATCCAGTAATCGTGGTATTGAGAGATTATATAATGAATTTTACAGCCACGATAAGAATAATGCAGAGTTTAAATTCACGCTTGATAATTTAACCGCTACTAAGGTCATCTGCTTATTCTATTTCAAAACCACTAAGCGATACCAGGAAGTAGAAGCAGTGATCGAAGGTAATTCGTTTACGGTTCAATTCGACACATCATTGATCACGACAGATGAAGCTGTTATTGGTTATATTTATTTTGAAAAAGTAGAGCAGTCAGCGGATGTATATAGCTTTATGTTTAATGTTCACGTAAGTGAGATTGATAAGGCAGTTAAGACACCACTTATTGAACGTGAAACAGGGCGAATTGTCAACATCAAGGATGTAGTGACCAAGCAAGAGCTGGATGAACTCTTTGCAAAAATCAAAGAGCAAGGTGGCACTTATGACGATAGCAACTTACGTACCGAAATAAGCCATATTTCAGCCGATATCGAAGCATTAAAGACAAAGACGGATAAAGATACCGTCTATGATGATAGCGACCTTAGAGAGCGTGTAACAGCTTTAGAAAACAAACCTGTCATTGATACAAGTAACTTTGCTACCAAGGAAGAACTGCGAAATATCTCTCTTACACCTGGTCCAAAAGGAGATAAGGGAGAAGCTGGCGAACGTGGTCCACAAGGCGATGTCGGACCTAAAGGAGCAGACGGGCTTCAAGGACCTATTGGACTTACAGGACCTAAAGGCGAGAATGGTCGTGACGGTGTTGGAATCCCTCAGAAATTAAGTCTTGAAGGGAACACCCTTATCTTATCCGACGGTGGAGGAAATGTCACTCTACCAACCTCATCTGGTACAGGCGGACAAGTAAATGAGTACGAAATCCACGGGACTGGTATGCCTAACGGAAAAGTTACTGCTCCAGTTGGTACTACCTATGTTGATACGGCGGTTACAAACGGGGCTTTGAAATGGATTAAGCGCTCAGGCGCTGGCAATCAGGGCTGGGAGGTGTTAACTGGAGACACAGGCTGGCGGACTTTAAATATTAAATCTAAACTCGGAAACTCATTCTTGAAAGTTAGACGAAAAAATGATTTAGTTACTTACCAATTTGGCGGTCTTTCGTGGGGTTGGTTCGGTGTTGTTCGCAGAGGTGGCGTAGGATACGAGGCACAAGGTAGTGACAAAGAACGAAATTGCTATATTTTAGGATTGAGTGGAGTCCCTCAAGGTTTCAGGTCTGAGGCTAGTTTAATTGGCAGCATTTACAATGACAAGGGTACGCCTTACGGTACCTGGTACTTGGGAGGTTACGGAGACAGCAACATGCTGAGATTTCAGTTTACTGACCCAGTGCCAACAGACCGTGACATCGGAGATATCCGTGTAAGCTCAATCTCTTACTTGACTAGTGAGCCTTGGCCGGGCGTTTTACCATAAGAAAGGAAAATAAAATAAATGGGAATTAATATTGAAAATGCTATTGCATGGATGCGAGCAAGACAAGGACAAGTATCTTATAGTATGGAAGACCGTGACGGTCCTGATTCTTACGACTGCTCAAGCTCAGTCTATTATGCTTTGAGAAGCGCCGGGGCAGTATCAGCTGGATGGGCAGTAAATACAGAGTATGAGCACGACTGGTTGGTTAAAAATGGATACGAGTTAATCGCTGAAAACCAAGAATGGAACGCTCAGCGTGGGGACATCTTTATATACGGAAAACGTGGATATTCTGCTGGCGCTGGTGGGCATACTGGTATGTTTGTTGACTCAGATAATATCATTCATTGTAACTACGCAAGAAACGGTATCACAGTTAACAATCACGATGCTATCTGGAACGCAGCAGGTCAACCTTACTTTTATGCCTATCGTTTAACCAATCCAAACGCTCAAGCTGAAGAAGTCAAGAAAGGCTGGCAAAAGGATGACGCTGGCTATTGGTACGCTAGAGCTAACGGCTCTTATCCTAAAGAGCAATTTGAAAAGATTGACGGAACTTGGTACTATTTCGATGGCTCGGGTTATATGCTCGCTGACAAGTGGAAGAAACGACCAGATGGCACATGGTACTACTTTGATAAGTCAGGTGAAATGGCGACTGACTGGAATAAAATCAATGACAAATGGTATTATTTCAGCAGAGATGGCGCTATGGTTAAAGGATGGGTTAAATACTACGACAAGTGGTATTACTTAGATGCAACCAATGGTGACATGAAATCAGATTGCTTTGTCAAGTACAATGACGGCTGGTACTTGCTACTTTCAGATGGTAGAATGGCAGACAAGCCTGAATTTACAGTAGAGCCTGACGGCTTAATTACAACTAAATAAAATAGAAAGATTCAAAATTTAATTACACTAGACCGCTGGCAATTCGCTGGCGGTTTTTTGTTTGCTCTGAAATAAAATGTGGTATAATATAGGTAGATATTCTAATATATACCTACTTTAAACCACTAGCGCCCACTAGTGGTTTTTGTTTAAAAAAGGGGCAAAAAAGGGGCAAAAGGTTAAAACTTTTATATTTTTATGGTTAAAAATAAATGTAGTTTATTTCTTATTTATGCTTATTTGATAGGGTTTCTTTCTATTATGTACTTATGAAATATTGTTGGCTCTTAAAGAAGCAGTTAAATAATGATTCTATAAAAAGCCTGTTGTATCAAGCATTTAAGCTTGTGTGACAGGCTTTTTTTGTGTATAGGGGGCAAATAAGGGGCAAACTATAAAGAATCGAGCAAGTCTAGAATGTTATCGTCCATCTTTTTGGTGACGTGTGTATAGATTTTATTAGTCGTTCGAGAATCAGAGTGACCAACTCTTGCCATAATTGCTTTTAGAGGTACATTGTTTTCTGCTAGCCTACTAACAAGAGTATGCCTGAAAATATGTGAAGTCAGATGTTTGTCGATTGGTTTTTTTAAACGCTTATTTGCTTTCTGGATTGCTAAATTGAAAGAATTATTTTGGATTGGTATACCGTTTTTGGTAACAAAGATAAAGCCAAGATCATTGAATGTTTTTCGAGTGTTTTTAGAAAGTTCATTTATTGAGATAAACTCTTTTAAAATTTCAATTTCTCTCTTTGATAAGGAGACAGTTCTGAAACTTGCAGCGGTTTTCGTAGTTGTTTTAAATCCTTTTGAATACCCTACTGTTTTATCTAGAGTCCCATGGATTTTTACCGTCTTATTATCAAAATCAATATTTTCTTGTTTAATAGCAATAGCTTCACCGATTCGACAACCATTGTATGACATGAATTCAGCAAGCAAACCTAGTCTATATGTATTGTTTGTTCTGTACAATTCTTCTAGTAATCTTTTTAGTTCATCCTCTTCCAAAAATTTCTTTTCTGTCTTTTCTAACTCTTCGATTGTTTTTATTTGTTTTGGAAGTTTTGCTCGTCTTGCAGGGTTGTCTTTGATGTATTCAAGATTAACTGCATAATCAAACGATAGATTTAAAATCATTTTATAGCGCTCTAGTTTTGAACGAGAAATATCTAGATCATTTAAGAACCTCTGGATATATTTAGTGTCTATATTCTTAACTTTAATTTCTGTATCGAATACTTCTCTAAAATCATTCACGCTACTTGTAAGAGAGCTGATAGAGCTACCTTTAATTTCTTTCTGGTAAAATGTCCACCATTCATCTAAAACGTGTTGATAAGTCACATCTGTTGATTGTAAATTCTGTAAAGTTTCTTCTATACGTTCATCCAGTAGTTTTTGTGCTTCCTTTTTCGCTCTGGATGATCCTGAGTCAAGTGTTACAGAAACTCTTTTCCATTTCTCAGTGTATGGGTCTTTATATCTCTCAAAAAATTTATACTTTCCATTGGGAAGTTCTTCCATCCACATTGATTATCACCTCACTTTTTGGTAAAATGGGTATAAGAAAATGACCTTTTGAATGGTTGTTTTTTATACATGATAATCTCACGCTCGCAGTCGCCAAACTTTCAGAGCGTGGGATTTTTGTTATTTTGTTTCAAAAATGTTTCCGCATTCTTGACAATGCCATTGTTTTTTCCCTTTTTTACCAGCGAATCCAGCTAGCGTTCCGATCCCACCTGTCAAGACAGCCCCTCCGACAGCCTTTCCAACTGAAAATCCTTTTTTATTTTGTTGCATAAACTGTACTTCCTTGCTATTACAATGTGGGCATTTTATAGCATTTTTTTCTATTTTTTTCTGTTTTCGGACTTCTACTAGTTCACTACTAGCTTTAGAAGATTCCTTTAAAACAGTCTTCACTCCTCTGTTTTCAATTTCTTCCATTAGTTGAGGATCTTTTTTAGCTTGAAGGTATTCACCTAACGTTTTTGATTTTATAAAACCTTTAAAACTCATTTTTAACTCCTTTAATTTAATAACGCTTTATATTCTTCCTTGACCATAATTTCATCAGTAACGCTTTTCAAATTGTAAAACTCCATAAAATTCAAGTAGTTGAAATCTTCCGGACTTTCCAAGTTAGCAAGCGCATCTTCCAAAAGATGATGAATCATATTCCTGTTTGCTTCGTTTTCGCATCTTATAAGTGCGTTTTGATATTCTCTTTCAGTGTGATCTATGTGACCCAGTTCGTGGAGAATTACTTGCTTTTGCTTATCTGGACTAAGATCTTTACTGACGAATACTACTTTGATTTCATCAATATAAATCCCGTTCCTATTCCATAAGTTCTTGTCAAAATATTCTATCTTGACACCATACTTTTTGCAAATATCTTCAATACTCATTGTCTTCCTTTGAGATATATCTCAATAATGTTTTGGATGGCATTGATATCCTCTTCATTCAATGGTTTGCCATCGAAAGTTTTAGCATTTTCAGCCATTTTGCGTAGGTCGGACGAAGTAAATTCGGGTTCCTTGATTTCTGCTGCTGGTTCAACACCCAAAAGATATTCCGGAGTTACTCCCAACGCTTTGGCGAATTGGTCTGCCCGATTAAGAGGAAAACCCCTCGTTAAATTGAAATATCTTGAAATTGCAGATTTTGCCATTCCGGTTTTTCTAGCTAGTTCGCTCAAAGATATTCCCTTTTCATTACAAATCTGTTTTATTAGTTCTATTATTTCAGCGTTGTTTCTCATTTTCCTCACCCCTTTTTATCTTTATTTCATTATATCACTGTTCCCGTAAAAGCACAAATAAAAAGAAATTAAAAATAAATGTTATTTTTTTTTAAAAAAGTGTTGACAAACGAGAACGCGCATGCTATACTTGTGTTGTTCCCGAAAGAGAACAGAAAAAAATAAAGAAAGGAAACAATATGAAATTAGATTGTTTACGAATTAAAGCGGAGCGTATCGCCAAGGGTATGACACAAGATGACATGGCAAAAGCTTTGGGGTGGAATGACCGTGTACGATACGCAAAGCGTGAAAACGGGCTTGTGTCATTTGATGCAGACGAGCTAATTAAAGTCGCGACTGTTCTTGGATATACCAAAGACCAGTTAGGAATTTTTTTTACAAACTAAGTTCCCAAAAGAGAACGAAGTTAGAAAGGAGTCAAAATGAAAACAGCGACAGTAAAAATGTTCAAGGAACGCCCAAATGGGGACTTGAGCGAGTTCATAATAGAACTAATAATCTCAAGCCGTCGGAGATATGGCGCAGTAATTAGAGAATACATTGAGTATTACAACGCTAAACACTTTGCCAAGATCTATTTTTACGAAGTGCTAGAATTGAAGACTTCTAAAAACTAGAAAGGAGCAAATATGAAACCAAACCGATATCCGTATAGCGGGAAAAGAAAAAGCCTTGATAACTCAGCAATAAAATGCAATCGCATCAAGGCAGTTTATATCAAGTTGGATAAATCAAGTCTTACTTTTAAAGAAGACAAGATTATCATACGAGGTCAGTCCATTACTGAAATGCAAGGTTTTTAAACAAAAAGCACCTGACAGAAATCAGGCACTTACTAAAATTTTCAATTTAATTATATCACAGAAAGAGAGGAAAAGCTATGGAAATTACCTACAAACCAGTAGGAATAAATGAAAAAGCAACTCATGGTGATTATGAACATCTTTGCCAGATGTGGGAAGGGTTGACAGTTTCAACTCTCAAAACCTGGGCGAAAGAAATGCGAGATCATCCAGACTTTAAACAATTCATTGACAATCCAACACACAAGCTAGTGTTTATCAATTACGAAGGTTTTCGATTATTCGTTAAATGGAAAAGCAGAAATCGTTATCGAACAAAAAAAGAAACACTATCAGAAATGTTGGAAAACTTAAAGAAAGAAAAACAATTCGGAGTTTTAACATGAAACTATTAGACAAACTTACAAAATGGTTTTTTAAAACAACCAAAATTGAAGTCAATCAAGATTGGCGATTAGTCGCATTAGACTTGAACCGTGAATTGATTGAAGCACAACAAGAAAACAAAATTTTGTATCAGCGCATTGCTGACTTAGAAAAATTACTAGGAGTTTAACATGACAGAACCAACTTTAGCAAGCCAATTCTTTGGAATTGCAACAATTATTACTTGCTTGTTCATTGTGTTGCTTTTGATTGCGAATAGTGAGCAGAAAGCAAAAGCGAAAAAGAAAGCGCAAGAAGAACATGACAGAATGATTATTGAAGTCTATCAGGAAGGAAGAAACCAATTCAATAACATTGCACGCATGAATATTCGCAACTGTGACCGTAAATTCACATACGACACACAAAAACCAGAGGGGCTAAGACCTGAACTACTTGCCCTACCATATCCAAAGGGGTGATTGTATGAACTTATATATTTGGAAATGTGGATGTCGTGATTGTGGGAATATATTCGAGTATGTCGATAGTTACCCAATTATTGAATGCCCTAAGTGTGGAAGTGTGGATTTAGTGAATGAATTTAAAGGAAGGGAGTATGACTGGTGAGATTTTACGTCAACTCAAAATATGAATTAGTATGCGCTCCAGATTATTCAGACAAGTTTGGAGATAAGACATCTTATTCATTGATGATCAATACTTGTTCATTCACTAGACAAATTGAAGAAGAAATCAATCTAGCAGTGGAAGAGGTATTGAAACGGTATGAAGATAAAGTACCAAAAGAACTTGTGAAAGAACTATTGGAAGAACAAAAAAGACAAGTTCGAGCAAGCTATGACACAAGTTCAGTTTTAACGGAGGCATTTGAGGATGAAAATCACTAAAGCAACAGAAATTACAAATAATGATGCCTGTTATCTGATCTACGGAAATCCAGGCTTTGGGAAAACAACTGCAATTTCATTCATTCCAGGAAAGACATTGGTTATCAATATTGATAAGTCAGCAAAAGTCTTAGCAGGCAATCCTAACATTGATATTGCAGATGTTGATACGCATAAGATTTGGGATGAATGGTTATCAGTGGTTAAAGAACTGCTGAATGGAGCAGGTAAGCCATACGACACAATCGTAGTTGATAATGTTTCGGAATTATTCAGGGCTTGCCTTGCCAATCTTGGACGCGATGGGAAAAACCATCGAGTACCAACACAGGCGGATTACCAAAGGGTTGACTTCACTATCTTGGATAGTTTACGAGCTCTTTTGCAGTTAAACAAACGGATTGTCTTTACTGCATGGGAAACATCAGACCAATGGTCAGACGAGAATGGCATGATTTACAACAGGGCAATGCCAGATATTCGGAATAAAATCCTGAATAACTTCCTCGGTTTGACCGATGTGGTTGCTCGTCTAGTTAAGAAGACAACAGATGACGGTGAAGAAGTCCGTGGGTTTATCCTACAGCCTTCTGCAAGCGTATATGCTAAGAACCGTCTTGATGATAGGAAGGGGTGTAAGGTAGATGAGCTTTTTGCTCAGGGATTACCAGAAGGAACTGATAATTGACATTATCAAATCCATGAAGGCAGGTAATCATAAAATCATGGTACAATCGCCACCACGATCAGGGAAAACAGTCGTGATGTCTTTCATAGCTAAAAATGCAACCGATAAAAATAAAAAAGTTCTGTTTTTTAGCCATAGAAAAGAAATCAATGAGCAAGTCCACGAAACATTTAAGCGTGGAGGAGTAAACCTAGACAACGTTATTATTGGAACAGTTGGAAGTATTGTACGTAGATTGAACAAACTGCCTGAGGTAGATGTAATCCTTGTAGATGAAGCTCACCACATTAAAGCAAAACAATATCAGACAATTTTAAATCACTTCACAAATGCAACTCAATTATTCTTTACAGGAACTCCAATCCGATTGGATGGCTCTGGATTTCATGATCTAGCAGATGATTTAGTCGTAGGAAAGTCAATCCGTTGGTTACAAGAACACGGAAATATATCAGAGTTTGATTACTATTCAGTAAATCTACTGGATATGGCTAAACTTAAAAAACGTTCTGGAGAATTTACCAACCACTCTGTCGATGAAGCACTCGATTTTAAAACAGAATATGGTGATTATATCGACCACTACGAACGATTGGCAAAAGGAAAACAAGCTATTGTATATACCCATAGCGTAAAATACGCTGAGAGGGTTTCTAAGCGATTTTCTGAGCATGGCTACCAATCAGGTGTAGTTAGTGGTAAAACTCCACAGAGCGAACGTGAGAGCCTTATGCAAGCGTTTAGAGATGGTCAATTAACGATTATGGTTAATGTCAATCTATTTACAGAAGGTATTGACCTACCAAACGTAGATGTTTGCATCATGTTACGACCTACTGCATCGCTTTCTTTGTATCTTCAGTTTGCTATGAGGGCATTAAATCCAAGAGAAGGCAAACGTGCAATTTTAATTGATCACGTAGGTAATCATATTAGACACGGTTTACCAAACGATGATAGAGATTGGACTCTTGATGGTACAAAGAAGACAAAGAAAACATCTGAACGGTCAACAGTAACTTGTGAAGAGTGTTTTGCAACGTTTTGGAGAGACCAATTAGAAGACGGTCATTGTCCATACTGTAATGCAGAAGTGATTAAAAAGAAAATGATTGAGGATATTGAACGTGAGAAATCAGATGTTCAATTAGAAAAAATCAATCAAGGAATGGAATTTATTACCATTCAAGGTGAAAGAATAGAGGTCAAAAAAGAAGAAGCGATTGTGTATCGTCGTGTAATGACCTATGGAAAAAGATACACAAGATGTAAGAACTTATCGGAACTTAAAGCGTTCCGTATACTCAATGGCTACAAACCAGGTTGGATGTGGCACAAGCAAAAAGAATTAAATTTATGGAGATAATAAACATGGCACTTTTTTCAGTAAATTATGAAGCAGCAGAACAATTTTCATCTATTGAAGATGGAACATATGAAGTAGTAGTAGTTCAAGCGGAGCAATCAGCAAGTCAAAGTGGAACAGATTACTTAGATATTCGCTTAAAAATCCGTGACGACTTCCAACAAAAATTCCGTAATAACCTAATCTTTGATAAGGTATGGATCAATAAACAAACCCTTCAGTATCCAGAGTGGGCTTTGCAACGATATGCTAAAGCAATTAAAATCCCTGAAGGAGTTGAAGTAAATACAATCGAACAATTCTTAGGTCTTATCACTGGCAAAACATTGAAAGTGACTGTGAAAAATGAACAGTCAGAATATAACGGTAAGACTTACGATAACTTAAACATCAAGAAAATGGAACAATCTGAATTACCACCTTATTCTGGAACGGTATCGTCTGAACCAGCGCAAACTAAAGACAATGATCTAGATTTACCGTTCTAAGCCTATGGTTGGGATGGTAGATTATGCCCTTCATTATCAAAAACTAGGTTTCTCGGTCATCCCAATCGACAAAAAAAGTAAACGTGCAATCACTAAATTCAAAGATAGGACATTTACTGAGGATGAAGTTAGGAGATTTTGGCACGAGCAACCAGAAGCAAACATTGCAGTAAGAACAACCGATTTCTTTGTGATTGATATTGATGTATCAGTCACAGAGAATGGTTATGAATCTTTAAAAGAATGGGAATTGTCACAGTATATACCTACTACCTTGACTGCTACAACCCCTAGTGGTGGAAAGCATATCTTTCTTAAAAAACCAAAAGGGGTTGAGTTAAGTCAAGATATTCGTGTGAAACCTGGTATTGATATCAAGGCAAACAAAAACAATTATGTATTAGTCGCACCAAGCAATAGTCCAAAAGGAAAATATGTTTGGGATAAAACAACAGATGTGATTGCTGAAGCACCAGAAGAAATAGTTGCAATCCTCCAAACATCCAAAAAAGCAAAAGAACCACTTAACTTCACAACCGATTACAGTCGAGGAGAATTTTCAAGTAAAACCGCAAAATTATTCGAGCAAGTCGTTTTCGGTTTAGGTGATAAAGGTGGTAGAAATAACGCTCTTGCCAGTTTTATAGGTGGTCTCTTAATGCGAGGAGTGGATGTAGATGCAGTCTATTTACTTGCAAAAATAGCAAATCACTATACTTCAGACAGCTTACCAATGGATGAAGTAGATCGAACATTTGAAAGCATGGTTAGAAAGGAGATGGATAGACGAGGTGGCAGTGAACATTGAAGCAGTGAAACAAGAATACAAAAGTAAAGTCATACAACATCCAGCGTTTATTGAAAAAGCAAACGACTGGAGAGAAATTCGATTAGCTTGTCGCAACTATCGAGAGAATTGGCTTGAAAATGCAAAGTGGGAAGAAACACAATACGGTACACGACAAGAAAAAAACAACCCACCTACTCGTTTAACAGAATTGGCAGTAGCACAAGGCATGGAGCAGATTTTACACATCGTGAACTTACCAAATGAACGTGTGGCGATTTATGATCCAGACCATGGTTACTATCATAAAGACCCTAGCTTTGCTTATAAGATTATCCGATTATTAGAACCAAACTTTAGTGAAGCTAAGTCAAAAAACGTTCTATTTATGCTTGCATCTACTCCAAGATTAAATCAACACGAAGGTTTTTCATGTGATTTCTCAATCGGGGAGTATAAAGACCCTAAACGATTTATCTTGGTTAAGAATGGCATCTATGACAAAAAAGAGAAAAAATTACAAGGATTTACGCATGAGTTTGTTGCATTCTCAACCATTGGGACGGAATATGACCACTTTGCAAAATCTCCTGTAATAGACGGGTGGGATATTGATAGTTGGTTACTTGACCTCATGAGTGGAGATGAAGAACTTGTAGAACTCATCTGGCAAGTTATCTCAGCTAGTCTTAATGGAAATTACTCTTACCGAAAATCAATCTGGTTTGTCGGAGAAGGCAATGACGGTAAAGGTACAGTGCAGCAACTGATTACTAATCTTGTTGGAATGAGGAATGTAGCCAGTCTTAAATTAAATCAATTCTCAGAGCGTTTTGCATTATCTATGATTGAAGGTAAAACAGTGATCATCGGGGATGATGTGCAAGCTGGTATCTATGTAGATGAATCTTCAAACTTTAACTCAGTCGTGACTGGTGAGCCAGTCTTAGTCGAAGAAAAAAACAAACAACCATATACGACAGTATTTAGAAAAACGGTTATCCAGTCTACAAATGAACTACCACGATTTAAGAATAAGACCAATGGAACTTACAGACGGTTTGGAATTATACCTTTTAGGAAGTCATTTTCAAGTAAGGAAGATAATTGGGCAATCAAAGACGATTATATCTATCGTGATGAAGTCTTGGAATATGTCTTGAAGAAAGCTCTTGAAATTTCATTCGATAGATTTATTGAACCTAAAGCATCACTCGAAGCCTTAGAAGATTTCAAAGAATCAAATGATACGGTCAAGGCATTCGTCAATGAATGGTTCGATAAATTCCAATCCACGCGCCTCCCTTCAAGGTTTTTGTGGTGGTTGTATCAGGAATGGTGCAGAGATGAGGGAGTTACAAAATTAACAAAACGTAAATTTGAAACTCAACTAGCGAAAAACATTCCTGAGAATTGGGTGAAGAAAAAAATTAAACCTTTAGGTAAATTCATTCCATCGGTTGATGTTCCAAAACATTATCTCGGATTTTCTTGGATGGATGATGAAAGTCAAATTTCAACAATGGGGTATGAAAAAGGTTCCTGAGTTCCCGTTTGGTTCCATTAAAAAATGGAGAACGGGAACCACCTTAAACCCTTGTGGTTCTAGTGTTTAGGTTATATTGGTTCCACTGTTCTATTACTATTCTATTGAAATAATAAAAAATAAATAAATAAAATATATATAAATAGAAACGGGTACTACTACGGGAACTTTTTGTCAAAAACACAAGCTAGACCCTTGATATGACTGAGTTTTGTTGGTTCCCGTTCTGAAATGCAATACGGGAACCTGGGGAGGTAATTTGAAATCAGAGCAAGAAGTACAAAATGAAATTAGAGTTGGATTGTCTAAAGCTGGTCACATGGTTTTTCGTACGAATGTCGGAAAAGTAAGAATGATGGATGGTCGGTGGTTCGATACTGGACTACCAAAAGGACATCCAGACCTATATGGTTTTAGATCGGATGGACAAATCTTTTACATTGAAGTAAAAAATGAAAAAGGTCGTGTTCGACCAGAACAGAAAAAATTTATTGAAGTAGTTAAAGGGCGAGGTGCTAAGGCAGGAGTCGCTCGTAGTTTAGAAGAAGCGCTGGAGATAGTAAATGAAAGTTGACGTACAATGTCCATTTTGTGGAGAATGCTATATCAGAAAGGTACAGCCTGATAAAATTTCTATTAGATGTTATGTCTGTAAGAAAGCATTATTTCTGAAATATGCGACAGACACAAAGGACGGTGTGAATAGTAAAGGTATTGGACGATTAGCCTATGAACCGTTCGTCCACAATGAAGAAGTTGTGGAATTGAGAGAGGTGTTTGAATGAGCACAATTAACCAGGATATCATCAAGAGTTTAAAACGTTCAATCGAAGCAGCTGAAGAAAAGATTGAAGAGTTAAAGAAACCAAGTCAGAAATCAACAGTACACATAAGAGCTGCTGAAAGAGATTTTTGGAGAAAAAGGATAAAAGTGTATAAGAAGAAGTTAAAGGAGTTGGAAGATGAATAAAAAAGAACTAATTGAAAAAATCGAAGCTATGCCGAATAATACTGGTTTTATCAGGCCAAAGATTGATAAGCATTTAGTTTTAGGTTTAATCAGACAACTAGACGAACCCGAAAAAGTCAAAGTATCTGAGGAAGAAGCAAAATTCCTTGAAACGTTTAATTTAAACCACAGAATTGATGTTGCAACAGCTTTATATCATGTTTCAAGAGTCGGCTGGGGTTATTATTTAACAGATAACAATGACATAGAATTAAAAGACTTGAGTGAAGAATTTAATGAACTTGAAAACAGAAAAAGATTGATAAAAGCTATACTTAACGGCTACGAGGTCGAGAAAGAAAAGCGATATTGGGTGAAATTAAAAGCAGTAGATCAGTATCTTGTAAGTATTAAAGATGAGAATTTCTTAGGATTTTTACATAGCAGATTAAGAACTAAATTTACCCGCAAACAATTAGAAGAAGCTGACTTCGGCTGGGTATTCGATTGTGAAGGGATTGAGATTGAGGAGGTGGAAGAATGACAGATGTAAAAGATTTTATTCTAGCTATCGAAAATTTAAAAATTGATATTTTAAAAAAATCCGATGAACTATACGATTATGAATTAAGCGGTATCAAGAAACACGCAAGAGATTTATATGAAACTCTTGTTTGGTTGCAGTATGCGAAGGAAGAGGTGGGAAAATGAAAGATTTAATGTTTTGGGGGATGCTTTTGATTTCTTTGTTAGTGATTGGTATGTCTATTTATATCCTGATTGCACAAGCCTTGCTTAATAACGAGTTGACAAGAAAATTCAATGATCAAAAAAGAGAATTAAGAAGAGCTTTTGGATGGGAAGAATATGACTGGGCAAATAATTTTGATGAATACGCACGAAAAATTGAAAAACTTATCAAGTTTAAAGAAGAAATCGAACGGCTCGAAGTTATTAAAAAAGCAATCGAGCTGCAGAAGTTATCAGACCTGAACCACAAAAAAGAACAGATTGAACAAGAAATTAAGAAGTTGGAGTAAAAATAATGACACGACCAAACAGATACCCTTACACAAGAAGTCAATGGATTGAAGAAACCGATGATTATTATACATATGCAGACGATAAGTGTTTTCAAATTCGAGTTTTAAAAAATAGACTCACTAGAGAATTCAAGAGCAAGGAGGTGGAGTGATGTCTTTTTACGGTGGAACATATATAGATTATTGCGAGTATTGTGATGATAGATATAGTGGAATTTTCAAATTAAAAAGAAATGAAAATGTCTTTGAGGGTTTTGACAGATGGCTGAAAGAACACGGAAGAGAGGTCGAAGATTGAAACGCTTCTTAATCGGCTATGCCTTACTCACGACTTGCTTGCTATTCATGCAACGTGAAGCACAGAAACCCTTGCTTATCTATCACGCTGATAGTAAATACGCTATCACTGGTAAGGTTACAGAAAAGAAAAAAATCGGAAGTCTATTCACTATCACGGTAAATGGGAATGTGTTTGTGGTGAGTGAAGAAAGATTTAAAAACATTGAAATTGGAGATGAGGTAGAAATATGATGAAAAAATTATTCGCTACAATTTTAATTAGTTTGTCTTTTGTTAGTCTTGTAGGGTGTGGAAATAAAGATATTATTGGAACAACCTTTACTTTCAAATACGCAAAAATCAAACTAGTTGACGGACAAATCGTTGAAGGCAAGGTCAAGCAATGGGCGAAATATGAACGACAAGATAGCGTTCGAGTTACTTTTGAAAATGGAGAGGTGTATTACACTCACTCAAGCAATGTAACCTTGTATAACAAATAGAAAGGGGCTAACATGAACACACTAGAAAATGTAAAACAATGGTTCGTAGACCGTGATCTTGAGAACGGTGGACGATTAGACAAGCAGTCACTCAAGCTTAGTGAAGAGTTCGGTGAGCTATGCGCTGGTTATCTCAAGAAGAATGAGCAGTTAACCAAGGACAGTATCGGTGATTGTGCAGTCGTTATTGTCGGTCTAGCATTGCTCATCAAAGAAGATGTGAATCAGATTTTTGAAGAGTCTGATAACATTCGTAAAAAAGATGTGATGGAAAGCTTCATCTCAATCAATGCAAATATCAGTGAGTTTCAACTCTCACAAGGATTTGCTAGTAAGGTAATGTGCAGACACAACCTAGTACGTTGTATTGGTTATCTAAAAAACCTTGGGTATGATTTTGATGAATGTTTTGAACTGGCTTATCAAGAAATCAAAGACCGTAAAGGTCTATGGATTGATGGTTCATTTGTGAAGTGGGAGGAATTACCTGATGAACTACGAGCAAAGATTAAATGACAATCAACGTAAACGGTTTGCTTTTATGTTAAAGCAAAAGCGAAAAGATAATAAGATTACTTTAGAAAAATTAGGAAATAAGCTAGGCTATTCAACTGCAACAATCTCGAATTGGGAGAATTTAAAAGCAGTACCTGATTTGTACAACGTTGAAGATGTGGCAACTTATTTCAATTTGCCGATGAATGTGTTTGTTAGAGAGGAATGAATTTGATTGATATAAAAAAACGCTTGAAGAAACTGCCTTATGTGAACGTTAAAATCAAGTCTTTACATCATGAAATTATCAGTCTTAGGTCTGGAACGATTAAAGGGCAGTCATTCGATAGTATGCCTAAGTCACAATCGAATGATAATCAGACTGAAGATATGAATATTAGAGTAGTCGATAAAATCAATGAAATCTACAAGAAGATAGAACAAGAATATCAAGAGCAAGATGATTTAATCAAAGCGATTGAAAATCTTATTGATCCAATTCAAAACATTGTAATGCGATTACTTTATATCGATGGTTTATCTTGGGATGAAGTTCAAAGAAGGCTAAATTGCAGTAATGCGACAATACAACGGGCAAGAGATAAAGCTATTCAAGAAATTACTAACACTTTTGATAGTAATGATAGTAAATGATAGTTTTAAAGTGATATTATGTTAGTATCAGCAAGAGGCTGATGACTCCTATTTATTTTTTTAATTCGGTGTTAGGAAAGTATTCATTGTTGATTTTCCTTTGCGTTTTTTAATTTTATAGTTTATATATCTCTAAACTTCCTAACACCGTTTTTTATTTTCGGGAATACGAGTGGGTTCGAATCCCACTATTCTCATGAGAGGTCTTCATAAAGTCACACAATAACCGTGTGGCTTTTTGTGTTGGAAGGAGGAGAGGATGAGAGCAGATAGGACAGGTGCACATCGTGTTGCTTTCGAAAAGAATAAGAAAATTATTCTAAAAACTAAAAACACTTGTGGTATCTGTGGCAATCCAGTGGATAAAAGCTTGAAGTATCCACATCCACTGAGTCCAGTCATAGATCACATTGTTCCAGTTAATAAGAATGGACATCCTTCAGATATCAACAACTTACAATTAGCTCATTGGCAGTGTAATAGACAAAAATCTGATAAGTTGTTTGTAAATGAAAAAACAAATTCTGCAACAATTGGGAATAGGAATCTGCCACATTCTGTGGATTGGATGAATTACAAAGAAAAATCGTAAAAAATGCTAAAAAACGGCAAAAAAAACGTAAAAAAATCTAAAAATTAGCAAAAATAAGGAAAAAATGAACAAAAAGCCTAATTTATCGAGGTTTTTAAATAAATTAAAAGTGAAAATGTTGATTTATCAAGGTTTATGGGGGGGTATGACCCCCACGGGCAGAGCCTGAGAGCTTCACACCGTCACTGTACATTTTTTTTCGTGCGAAATTAAGGAAAGGATCATAAATTGAGTTTAAAAGGAATTGAGTATCTTCGCAGAAAGATGGTATCACATCAATCAAGTGTAAATGAGCGATATAACCACTATTCTATGAATAGTTTCAATAATCAGATTGGAATTACTATTCCGCCTCAAATCAGAGAGCAGTTTAAAATCTCTTTAGGTTGGACAACTAAAGGAGTGGATAGTTTAGCAGATAGATTAGTTTTTAGGGAGTTTGATAATGACCAATATCAAGTCATGGACATCTTTAGACAGAATAACCCAGATATATTTTTCGATAGCGTTGTTCTATCCTCCTTGATTGGCTCTTGTTGTTTTGTTTACATATCCAGTGGTCAAAATGATGAAGTGAGATTACAAGTTATTGAATCAAGTAATGCGACAGGTATCATTGACCCTATCAATGGATTGTTGACTGAAGGGTATGCAGTACTAGCAAGAGATGATAATAAACAGCCTATTTTAGAAGCGTATTTTGAACCAAATGCGACTCATTTTATTGAAAAGGGGAAAGAACCTTATTCTGTCGAAAATCCAACAGGTATTCCTTTGCTTGTTCCAGTTATTCACAGACCCGATGCAGTTAGACCTTTTGGTCGCAGTCGAGTAACAAATTCTGGAATGAGATTACAAAAACTGGCACAAGACACCCTTGAAAAAATGATGATTGCTAGTGAGTTTTACTCATGGCCACAAAAATACATCGTTGGTTTAGATCCAGATGCAGAACCAATCGAAAAGCTAAAAGCAACAATTTCTAGCTTTTTGACGATTTCAGCGAATGAGAATGGCGATAAACCAAACGTAGGACAATTCAATGCAGCAAGCATGAGTCCACTGGTTGACCAATTCAAAATGCTGGCATCTTGTTTCGCTGGTGAGATGGGGTTGACATTGGATGACTTAGGATTCCCATCAGATAATCCGTCATCTGTCGAAGCTATCAAAGCAAGTCATGAGAATTTGCGTTTAGCTGGTCGAAAGGCTCAACGTTCCCTAGGTTCTGGATTGCAGAATGTAGCATACGTAGCAGCATGTTTACGTGATGATTATCCGTATTACCGTGATGAATTTGTTAAAACGACAGTCAAGTGGGAACCATTATTTGAAGCAGATGCCAATATGATGACTTTGATTGGTGATGGTGTGTTGAAACTTAACCAAGCTCTACCAGGATATATCACAGCGTCAGCTATTAGAGATTTAACTGGTATTGTTGGAGATATGAATGCTAAACCAGTTGTAGAGCAACCACAACCACCACAACCATCTGTTGAGGTGGAGGATAAGCAAAAAAATAGAATTATCTCAACCTATGAAATTACATCTCTCTTGAGTAACTACCAAAAAGGTGTTCTTTCAAAAGAAAATGCTATTTCTTTATTGATCTCAACGGGTATCAGTCCTAGTGAAGCTGAAGCAATGCTAGACAGAACAAAAGTTTTGGAGCAAGTAGATGAATGATGAAATTGATATTCTCCCAAGACTTTTAAAAGAAGTCAAGGATAAGTTTGAATTATCTTATGGTGAAAGTGAGATTGTAGAAAAAGCATTTTTGAAATTAAAAGCAAAAAAAGCAACCTACAAAACAGCTAATGAATTTGCCATTGAGATTGGAGAAATACTCTCACAAGCTCTCAGTACGTCCTTAACAGTCGATGTTTTACCAGACGGTAAAATGTATTACAATATCGCTAAAAGGCTCTTAGAGGACGTATTAGGGCAAAATTATGAGATTGTGAGTAGTTATACTGCTAGTGTTCAAAAAGAATTGAATACCAAGGCAAAAATAGGGCTTGCAATTCAAATACCATCACTAAATAAGGATAGGATAGATGGTCTTGTAAATCGTCTATCTAGTGAAGAAAGTTTTGATACGATAGCATGGTTGGTAGATGAACCGATTGTTAATTTCACTCAAAGTATTGTAGATGATTTTATTCAGTCAAATGCAGAATTTCATTATAAAGCAGGATTGAAGCCTGAAATCATCCGTCATGCTTTAAGTGATTGTTGCGCGTGGTGTCGAAGTATCGAGGGCACCTATTCTTATCCTAAGGTACCTAAAAATGTTTATGCTAGACATAATAGATGTAGGTGCACAACAGAATACGACCCTAAAAGTGGTAAAAAACAAGATGTTTGGAAAAAGACTTGGAGGTGATAACAGAGATGAAAAAGAACAATCACTGTTAGAACGGAGGTGATCCAGTATCTCCCAGCGACAGGGTTATCATGCAAATACGATTGAAAGGATTTAAAGTATGGCCAAGTTAGGCAGTCAAAATCCTACGGAATCGGTAATTTTAAAATACGTCAAGAAAAAATCCAGAGCAAAAGAAGCGATAGATATCTACGAAAAAACTGGCCTTGGATGTTACAAATGGCAAATTAACTTATTAGAACCTATTATGGCTGTCGATAAAGACGGTCTATGGATACATCAAAAATTTGGCTATTCAATTCCCCGTCGTAATGGTAAATCAGAAATTCTATACATGCTAGAACTATGGGGGTTACATCATGGTTTAAACATACTTCATACTGCTCACCGTATTTCAACATCTCATTCATCTTTTGAAAAAGTCAAAAGATACCTCGAAAAAATGGGATATAAAGATGGTGAGCATTTTAATTCTATTCGTGCTAAAGGGCAAGAAAGAATTGAGTTGTATGAAACAGGTGGAGTTGTGCAATTCAGAACCAGAACATCAAATGGTGGTCTTGGTGAAGGATTCGACTTACTCATTATTGACGAGGCGCAGGAATACACAAAAGAGCAAGAATCTGCTCTTAAATATACAGTTACGGATAGTGATAATCCAATGACTGTTATGTGTGGTACACCACCTACTCCAGTTTCAAACGGTACGGTCTTCACTGATTACCGTAAGGCTTGCTTGTTTGGGAAAGGTAAGTATTCAGGGTGGGCTGAATGGTCTGTTCCTGAAGAAAGAGAAATAGATGATGTGGAAGCATGGTATGCAACCAATCCATCTATGGGATACCACTTAAATGAGCGTAAGATTGAAGCTGAGTTAGGTGATGATAAACTAGACCATAATGTACAGCGTTTAGGTTTTTGGCCACAATACAACCAGAAATCAGCCATATCTGAAACAGAGTGGAATGAGTTGGAAGTATCACCAATTCCTGAATTTACAGGCAAGTTATTTGTTGGTATCAAGTATGGTCAAGATGGTGCAAATGTCGCTTTAAGCGTGGCTGTTCGCACAGTAGATGATCGTGTGTTTGTTGAGACAATTGACTGTCAGTCAGTCAGAAATGGAAATGAATGGATTGTTGATTTTCTAAAACGTGCATCAGTAGCAACCGTAGTGGTAGATGGTGCAAGTGGGCAGAAAATCCTCGATGAAGAATTGAAAGATTACAAAATAAAGAATGTAATCTTGCCAACAGTGAAAGAAATCATCGTAGCCAATTCCATGTGGGAACAAGGTATCTATCAAAAAACCTTATGCCACAGTGGACAACCATCATTGAAGAAAGTTGTAACAAACTGTGAGAAAAGAAACATCGGTTCAAACGGTGGTTTTGGGTATCGTTCTCACTTTGCTGATATGGATATTTCCTTGATGGATAGCGCCTTGCTTGCGCATTGGGCTTGCGTTACAACCAAACCTAAGAAAAAGCAAAAAATCAGTTATTAAAAACAAGTAGTCTTACGACTGCTTTTTTTTATATATAAAATACCGAACTGCCGGGGAAGCAGGAGAAAGGAGACATGAGAATGTCAGAATTTAAA